ATCATTACCATCTAGTAAATGACCAAATGTTTTTTCAAACTCATTATATTTTTCTTCTGTTAAAGTATTAATTAAATCTTTTCTTGATGCAGACTTACCAGTTAATTCTTGCATTCCACCAAATCCTGTAGGATCAAAAAATTTATTTCCTTCAGTTAAATTAATTGTATAACCATTATGATTAATTTTTAAATGATAATTAGGTTTACCAAACTTATTCATTGTACCTGTAGGTTCAATCATAGTATTTTCAAAACCATTATCTATTTCTGTTTTAATAATATCACTAAGACTATTAGGAACACTTTTTCTATTAATAACCATATCTGTTAATGGTATTCCAAATCCTTCATCTTTAACTCCAAATCTTTCTCTTTTTTCTACTTCACTTAATGAACTTTCTAATTCATTACCAATAGCTATAATACTGTTTTCAAATCCTTGTCCTAAAAATCCTATTTCTTTTTCATAAGGATGTTTAGATATTTGTATTTGATTATTACCTGTAAAATTAGTTGCACCATAACCTTCTTTATTCATTGCATCTAATGCAGACATTGCTGCATTTTTAAACATTACTTTTCCTTTATCAGAAGTAATATCAAATTCTTTACCACCATTCATGTGATTTAAATTAGTAATAGTATGTTGTAACCATTTAGCTTTAACTGGTTCTGTTAATAATGTACCAGCAAAAGAAAAACCAAAAGTAGTTGATGCTGCATTAAATATATCTGCATATTCATTTTTACCATTATTAAAAAATTTTTTAACCCAGTTTGTATCTGTATTAATATCAAGTTCACTTATTAAATCTTTATAAATATTTACTGTATCTTTTGCATTAATACCTAAATGTTCTTCAAGTTTAATTTTATTAGCTTTTGCATTTGGTATATCTGCACTAATACTATTTAATTTAGAAGCTAATGTAGCATCATCTTGCATAGATAAAGCTCCCATTAAATTACCTTCTTCATATATAAATTCATTATCAATAACTAATCCAGGATATTTTTGTTTAGTAAAATTATATAATGATAAATTATTTTTATATTCTTCGATCATACCTGTATTATTATAATCTACATTTATTTTAGTATTTAATTTTTTAATAACAGCAGTTGGAGTAATATTATATTTAGACAATACTTCCATAGCTACTGCTAAATTAGGATTTGATACATCAGTAATATTTTCGTTATTAATACCATATCTAGATAATAAAGCTGATGTAACTAATTCTTTTTGCGAATCATCTATAAAACCTTTTTGTGTTCCACCAATCATATCACTAGCTATTTTTTGAGCTTTAATATTATCTTGTGTAATTTTTACAACTTTATTAAATTGTGTTTTGCTTACTCCATCTAATGTGTTTATTACATATTCAGTTGAATTTGAGTTTGCTCCATCTTGAAAATTACTAATGTGTAAAGGTTGTCCAGGTTCTTGTAATCCTTCTAAATCATATGTTTGTTTAGAAGCCATCATAGATTTAATTTTATCACCATTATAGTTTTCGTATAAATCCATAGCACTCTTAACTATAGCTTTTCTATTAAACTCATTACCTATATAATTTTCATATTTTTTAAATATAGGATTTTGTGCATCTTGTATGTTTTCTAAATCATCTGTACTAAGTTTTAATTGATCATTACCTTGTGCATAACTAGCAATATATTTAATAGCACTAGCTTTATCTAGTTTTTTCATACTACTAACAATTCGTAATACTTCTGTATTTTTAAGATCATTTTCTAAATCTTTTTTTAAATTATTACCAGAGTATCTATTAGTATTTACTAATGATGTTTCTGCACTACCATATATTTCATTAAGATTTTTAAATGTAGTATTAGCAGTATAACTATTAATATTAGTTATTGGTGCATCTGTATCAACTATGTTTGATAATTGCATAGAAGTTATATCTTCATTATCAGTTCTGCTAGTTTGGAATCCTTCTAAAGCAAATGCATCATTTCTAGCTCTATAATTTTTACTTGCAAAACCTAAATTAGCTAAGTTCTTTTGTGCTAATATATTAGATACATAATTTTTATAAACAGTAGGTGTAGATTCTATTAAGTTTTTAGAATAACTATCTACTGCATTCTTCATTCCATCTGGATCAAACTTAAATTTATCTTGTAATTGTATATAATGATCTCTACTTTTATTATTAAAACTAACTTTAAAATCTGTTGCTGCATCTGCTTCTGCAACTTTTCTAAATGAGTCTATAGCTTCACTAATAGGTTTTGCTATTTGTGCTGCTATATTAGTATCTGGAAATTTTGGTATTCCCATATTATCAGCTACACTTGCTTTTAAATTAACTTGTTTTTTTGCTTGTTTTAATGCCATAATTACTCCGTTTGTCCTGGATCAAGAGGATCATAATAATTATCATATTGTCCTCTTGCTTTATATGATTTAGCATAAGCTGCTGTTTTAAATCCAGATGCTGCTATATTTGCATAAGCTCCAAACTCTTGAGCTTTACCCATAACTTTTGTTGTATAAATTGCTGTGTCTATTTTAGACTCACCTCTTAATGTATTAATTTTAATATTGCTTATATCTTTTTGAGCTATTCTATCTATCTCAGTTTGTGTAGATAAAAAATGTCTGCTTGTATCACTATACCCAGAACCTGCTACAATAGCTAAGTTTTGTTTTCTTTTTCTTCTAGCTTCTTCTAATACATCATTAGAATCTGATAATCCTTTTAAAGCATTGTATTTTTTTTCAGTTTCGTATGCTGTTATCTTTGCTTTGTTGGCAGCTTTTTGTGCTTGAATACCTTGATAAGTACCAACAGCTTGTACACCAAAACTAATTACAGCTAATGTTACTGGATCAGCACTCATGCAAAAACTACCTCCACACTCATTCCTAATATTTTAATTGGCAAAGGATCATCTTGCGATAATGTAACTGTTGGACTTTGACTATAACCTAAAAAGAAAAATTCTTTTTTTGCAGTTACAGGTGTTAGGTCAGAACCACCAGTGAAGTTAACTTGTTGGACTACTAAAGATTTAGAGGTTGTGTCTGCAGCTTTTACAGTCAAATCTAAAGCAGAATTAATATCAATGATGGCTCTTGAGATTCTTCTTGGAAGTCCTGTTAATGGACCTTCTGGTAATTCTTTATCTATCGGCATAGTTTCAATAATAGGTGTATAGTTAAATCCAATTTTTACTCCAGTTGCTCTTGGCGAATTTAATGTAATAGTATCTGCAGCAGTAACAGTAAACGCACCTAATGAGCTATTACCTTCTACTGCATTAATAGATTCATTTGTATAAATACCATTTACAGAATGTAAAAGTCCTTTGACTATTGTAACAGCAGCATCATTTGCTGGAGTTGCTGCTAAGTTTTTATCTAAGTTAAGATCGTAAGATCCACCACTATTATTAGTAACAGCTTGAATAGTATATTCAGTAGCATTTCCTGCAATAGTAAATGTTTCATTAATTTTTGGATCTGATGTAAATCCATCTATTTTAACAACAGCTCCAGATTGACTACCACCTTGTACTAATGGTGTTCCTCTTTGACTAACTGTTGATGTTGTTTGCATATCTAATGTAATACTATCATCATCTCCAAATTTTTCTAGTGTATATACTGTAGATCCATTTAATTGTCTTTTAACACTACATACTAAAAATTCATTTAATGTAATTACTGATTGATATAAGTCATTTTCTTTAGTTGTCCATAAACTCCAACCTGCTATTTTTTCATCTCTTACAGAATGAAAGATAGCCATTGTTCCTGGTAGTGTAGTTCCATTATTTAAAAAGAACGCATATTGTTCTGGTCTAGTAAAGTTACCTTTTATAATAGCTACTTGTTTAGGGTTATCAATTAGATGTTGTGCAAGAATCGATACCGAAGTTGATTTATAACCATCTTCAATATCAGAATAAATAAACTCTCTAACAGCTTTACCATTTTTTTGTATAAATCCTGCTGCTTGATCAAACATAACAGGAGCTGTTCTACTAATACCATAAGGTGTTTGTCTTAATACTGACACATTACCAGGAGTAATAGTATTGTCATTAGCTCTTGGAATATAATATTCTCCACCATCTGTAAATACTTGTAAGTCTTTACCAGATAATAAATGTCTAACTTCATTAACTTCTGAACCTGCAATATCTAAATCTATAGCTTCATCAGCTTCACCAGATCCAGTACTAAAATTAAAGTACTCAGATATTCTAGATCCTAATATTCCAGCAGGTCTAGATTTTAAACCACCTAACCAAAGTCTATTACTATGAAAAGTAACAGCTTGTGGAAATCCTTGTTTAGTAGATATAGCTTGTTCTGCCCAATCATGATGAGGACCAGCACTACCCATATCTTCTATAATAGTTATAGTAACTACTGTAGCAGAAGTAAAACCAGTTATCTTACCTTGTTTTTTATTAATCTCTATATAGTCGCCAACTTGATTACTTGTAAATGAACTTGCACTAGCAGTTACTGTTCTACCAGTACCTGTAGCATGAGAAGATAAACTTACGCTAGTTGAACTAGGAGCATATTTAAAAAATGGTCTAGTTGTTTTATTAACACCACTTACAGTTACTGAATCATCATCATCAAATGCAAATGCTGTTACTGTAAATGTACTTGCAGAACTTCTAAATATTTTTCTTGTTTCATTATCTCTATGAGTAATAAAAACAGTATCACCAAATTGAGCAAAATTTAATTCAAACAATTGAGCTGTAGTCCAATTACAATTACTTGTAGTATTTGATACTATTGCAGTACCATTAATATCATAAACATCCATTCTTTGATTAGATAAAACTATAATAGCTATTTCATCATCAGAAAATACAAATGGAATTAATCTAGATTCAGCAGGTAATGTTGCTAGGTAAGTAGTACCTGGTCTTCTCATTAAACCACCTTCTGCTAATAATGCAAAGTTTCTACATTGCTTAGCACCATTAGTATAAGCAGGTGTATCTATTCTAGTAGCTAGTAATGGGTTAAGCTCTCCAGAAGAAAAATTGGTTAATACAGTTTTTAATGTTCTTGCCATTATACATCAGTTCTCGTAGAGTTTCTTAGATTAATAAATCTAGAAGTATCTAATTTTCTTGTAGTTACTTCTGCTGTATCTATATTTTTAGATATTAAAAATTGTCTATCAGACATTTGTTTAAATTGATTTATCATACCAGCATCTCTAGCAACTGAACCTGCAAATAAAGAAGCTAATTCATATTCCAAAGCTAATCTAAAATGAGCTGGAAAGTAATCTTCTTCTACTCTATAAATATAATCTAATACTAAACTATGACCTGCACCATAAGTATTAACATAAATCATATTCTTATATCTTGTATAAGGAATAATATAATCGTTAACTGTTAATGTATTGATTTGTAAGACTCCAGGATCAGCAGGTAGCTGATAAGCAAATTCATATCTTCCTACTGGAGCTGTTGATAATAATGATAATTGTTTTTGATTGGTAGCAAACTTCCATCTATGTCTTGTTAAAGAAGCTTGTAAAATATCTTCATAAACATTTGAAGCAACTAAAGCTTCTGTAGATCCATCTGTAAAAGAAGATATAGGTTGTGCACCTATCATTACTAAAGCTCTTGCACATATATCTACTTTTGATGTTGCCATATTTTATAAAATTAAATTAATTGAGGGCGAAATTAATCGCCCCCAAAATATCTTTAAACGATTATGATCCGTTTACGACAGTTACAGTAGCAGCACCTGTAGCAGAAGATACAACACATATATCAACTGTTTGAGTACCACCATTGCTTCCTACGCAAATGATAACATCATTTTCTTTTAGTTCGTCTGTTGCTGAGTTGAAGTAACCAGATCCTGCTATTGCAGCAATCGCATCTCCATCTGTATAAAAGAATACAGAGTTACCACCAGCTTCAGCAATCTTTTTGATTGGGTTCGCAGTTTCGTAAGCCATATATATTCTCCTTATTCAGCACATTTTTGAACTCTAATACCATTGTCATCAACTAATGTACCACCTATGCTAAGCATAGAAGTAATTAAGTGAGAAACCTTTTCTGGTATGTAGTTCACTTCAGTTTTAACATCAGAACCTATTCCTAAGCCCAGTGATGATTTGTGGAAAGCCACAGTATGTCTATCAGTAGAACCAGAAGTTTCTAGTCCACTGTGTACAAACCATAAGAATCCTAACCATCTTTTTGCAGTCATTCCTCCAGCATATGGAAGCTCACCTTCGCCTACATATTCTACTCTAGAGAATTGATCTAATGCCAGTAGATCAGACCATTGTTTTGGTCCTACTACCCAGTATCTTTGGTTATCATCTGGAAGGTCATTAGTATTGAAAAGTTCCATCATAGATGTTGCTTTACCTAAGTTCATACCAGTACCTGTTCCTGATGAGTTGTTCGCAAGAGTCGTAGCTCCATTCATAATCCCAGTTAATACACTGTCAGTTTTTCTACCTAAAGCGTATGCTGCAGATTGTGCAACTATTTGTCTTTCGTCAATGTTTACCTTTAACTCGTCTAGCTTGTCAACGTAATCAGCTGCATAGTAATCAGTTAAAGTTGCTGACACATTGCTGTGTGAAAGATCCATTGCTACTACTTCAGCATGTCTTGCTTTAGTATTAGCTGCACCTTTTGCAACTTTCTGAAACTTAACAGTGTTACCGTTAACACCATTCACAGTTCTTACAAGATTCTTTAACTTAGAACCCATTCTTTGGTAAGCCATGTGAACTTCTGCTTCAAACTGAGTAATAAAGGCATTTGTTATTGATGTTGCCATTTTATTGTCCTTTGTTTGTTGTTAAGTTACGTTATTTCCGATTATCTTACAAATGCAGGTTTGTTATCTAATTAAAGGCAAACATTAAACATTTTTAAGGTCTTGATATAGAAATAGATTTGTTTAATTATTTAAACAACGCACAATTACATCCATACTTTAGGAATAGTAATTACTTCTCCAAATTCTAAATTGCCTTTTTTATCGTAGGAATATGTACCAAACAATGTGATATATGTTTTGGTTTCTTTGTATATCCACATTTGACTAGATACAGCTTTAGCAGGTTCATGATCATCCATATCAGATTTATTTACCCAACCTGTATCACTAATTGCATCTAGCCAATGCAAATCTTTTTTAAGTTTTTTATACTTAAATTTACTTTTTTGTTTCGTATGCTTTTTCATACAGCTCTGTTACACGTTTAATATAACTGTCATCTCTTTTACTTTGATCATAATATCTAGGATCATTCATCATAGATTTAAGATCTCCTAAGTCTGGAGTTACAGATACTTGTGTTGGTGTTGTAGGCATAGGACTATCTTTAGTCATCTTCATAATTTCTTCTATTGCTTTTACACCATCAGCTGTTGATGCTATACTTGAAAAAGTATTATAAGCTTCTGGTGATAAATTTTTTTTCGACCAAAGCTCAGCAGCTTCAACTCTTTCTTTAGATGAATCTCCTAACTTTTCCATTTCAGCATTTACATCTGGTAAAGTTGCCATTGCATTTGTTACAAAAGCATTAACACCTTCATCAAATTGTTCTTGAGATAAGCCATTCTTCTTAGCTGTATCTTTCCACCATTGTACTATTTCCATATCATCTGATACAGATACATCTACATTTTCTGGAAGTTCTGGAACATTGACTTTATATTCTTCTGGTGTCTTACCCAGTCTTTCTTGTTCTAAATCTTGTCTAACTTGTTTAGACAGATCTTCTGTTCTTGAGCCTAATTTTTTCTCAAGAGCATTATAACTTGAAGCTAAGTTTTCTAAATTAACTTCTTTTCTATCAGCATCCCAAAATTTATCTTGTACAAATTCTGGTTTATCGCTTACAGTTTGCTCTTGTGCTTCTGTGGCGATTGGTGCTGTTGCATTATCATCTACCATCTTGTTCTCCTTTTTTTATTCTTGTTTGTATTACACCTGCTAGGAATCTCATTCCTTCTAAATGAAATAATCCATTGCTGTCTATATTAGGACCAGCAACTGCTTCAGTTGTAATTGATTTAATATACTCAAGAATTTTTTTTCCATCTTCACCCTTGAATACACCTGCAAAAGTTTTATTAAGATTACGTTCAACTTCGTCTTCTCTAACGTAACCATCAATAGATCTTGCAGGAATTGGTCTTTTTTCTTTAAGTCCATCCCAGCTCATTATTGTGGTATTTCTCCTTCTTTAGGTGCAGTTTGTAACTGACTAATCTGTTGTACTATTTGCTTTTGTTCTTCTTCATCACGAATAAGTTTTTCAGGCAAATTCATTTTTTGTGCTAGATACTTAGCAGTTTCATTTTGATTAACAATAACATTAATCATTTGTGGACCAAAAGTACCTGCAATAATTTCGTTAAATCTATTTACATCAGAAACATCTTGCATATGTTGAGCTTGAGCTAATGGTGATCTAGCTCCTATCTTAACTTCTCTACCATTAACTTTAGGTAATTCTATTCTACCTTGTTTAGATAATATTCTAATAATTCTTTTTAGTAATGGATGTATAAATTCAGATTGAAGTCTTCCAAAAGAAGAACCTATCTGTCTTGATAGATCTGCCATTCTTTCAGAAACTTCTGTTGCTGTCATTGGAGTTCCTTCTGGTCTTCCAAGAGCTTCCATGTATAAAGCTTTTTTAATATTCTGCCTCATATCATTTAATACTAATTGAGCTACATCAAAGTTAGATGCAGATTGAATTGCATTTAATCCTCTTGATCCTGGAGCTACTGGTATTAAAGATCCAGGTACTAACGCTATGTTATCTGGATTAATTACACCATCATCTTCATAAGTATAAACTCCAGATACTGACATCTGTGCATTTTGTAATATTAACTCAACAGTTAAGTTACAAGTTTTAATAGCACCCATTGCATTAAATATTGGTCCTCTACCATAAACTTCACCAGATGCTTTATTCCATCTAAATACTAAGTAAGGATTAGATCCTTCACCTTCATATTCTTCTTCAAAGATAACTGCTTTAGGATTATCTAATACTACACAGTATTTATATTTTTCTACGTTATCTTGATAAATTTTATATACAGCTTCTATAATTGTTAATTCTTTTTTTTGTTGAAGCAAATCAAAATTTTCTGGCATTGCAGCTTTAGGATATAAAACTTTGATGTGTTCTGGTTTTACTTTTCTAGTTCTATATACTGTATCAATCTTTCCATCTGGCCCATTTAATAAACATACTTTAGGTAATGGTACAGCTGTAAATTTAACAGGATTAATAGCATCACCTTCTTCAACTAACATACATCCAGTACCAACAGCAAGATCCATAAATG